TATGGCATGGCCTGTTCCGACTGAATTAAATGTACAGTCATCGATATTATCAGGGTTGTCTACTAATAAAGCAACAGTAGCAGGAGATTCATCAAAAACACAATTGTCAAAGTCTCCTCCTCCTTGCGTTACTTGCTCACACCTTGTCCATTTGACTGTATTAAAAGTGCCATTGGAATCAAATACAAAGGTGGACAGATCAACAAATGTACAGTTAGTTAATACGGTAGGAGCATTATTTGTCGTTATCCATCTTCCCTTTGATGCTGTACCAGAAGGATCAAGGCATATAAAGGTAAAGCCTATCATCTCTATATTAGAGGATACATTTAATATTTCAATGGTATTGAAATTTGCTGTTACTTTCGGTGTCCATGCAATAAAGATTGTTACATTTGAATCTCTGAAATCAACTGGATTAGAAACAGACCCCAATTGCATCTTACCTTTCCATAAATATCCTCCAGGGGTTATTTGAATTAAACCCCAACGATTACTTTGATTATCATTTTCAGCAGCAAATCCGGCAATGGTACAATAATCATCTGTCTCTCCATATTGAAAAATAGCTGATCCTCTACCATATCGCATTGCATCTACTTGGTGAGGTTCACCTTTTCCTGGGCCTGAAAGATAATAAACTGCACTCCCAACATAATCTAATATTCCTGTTGGTGTTCCTGCCTGATCATCTGCTGAGACCGTAGGATTTATTACATGATTTACCCATCCACCATAAGGATAGGTTTCTTTATCTTGACCACCTACATACCAAATATCAAAATCATCCAAACCAGATCCGACACAAATTCTAAATCCACCTTGAGCATAAGTTCCTAAAGCAAATGGAGAAGAATAATTTTGCCATACAAATATTGCTCCATCGAGAGGTATAGTAATTCCACCGGAACTAAAAGCTACTGATCCAATGGCATTGGTTTTTGATGTATCCTGAGTTACAGCAAAAGCACCTTGAATATAGGGATATTCATCATCCTCATAAGCAGGTACACCACTTGCAGAATAAGATTCTCCTCCCCCATCCGTTCCGGTTAATTCTACCCAACCAGATCCTTCATCAGCAAGAGATATATCAGTTAAGTCTTCTGTGTAGCTTGGTACTGTCATTTGCTTTCTTCTCTAATGCATTTATAATTTTTTGTTGATCTGCTCCAGGAATCATTTTACAAATAGATTTATAAGGATTAAGTTGCTGTAGAAATGTAGAAATTCCTTCTTTACCAAATGCTGTTATTTGATTAACAACTAATTGAGAAGCATTTTCTAATTTATCATCAATAGTACCTAACATTAAAGTGTCATTGATTTTTTCAAATACAACTTTACAATTATCAGGTCTAAGATCAATATGAACATTTTCCATTTGTGACCATACACATTGAAATTCTTTGCAAGGATCTGGTCGATCTATATGAATAGCACAACCCACATTAGCAATACAGTATTCACAATATTCACCATGAGGAGAATTCATATAAATAATATTTGTTGTTTTACAACAAAGAGTGCATCCATCACATTCTTGCATTAAAACTTATTCCTTTTTCCCATTAAAGTAGTTAACTCAATATCAAGAGTATCCTTTTTAATTTTATAATCATTATAATTTTTATATGCATATTGTGGTAATTTACCTGGATCTCTTAAACCACAACGTTGCATTATGTAAGACATTTGATCTTGATACCATCGAATGTCATTTTTAACTTGATCAATTTTATCTTCTATTCTGTTTTGTTTTAAATCATCTGCTTTGGCATATCGATCATCAAGTATCCATCCACCTGTTATGAATCCACCAACTATTACCAAAGCTCCAACTGTTGTTATTATTCTTTTCCACATAACTGATAATACCTTTTTAAATAAGGGAGACCTGTCATTAACGCATTTAAAGATAGTTAATGATAAGCAGGTCTCCCTGAAGGTGGATCAGCAGACCTGTTTTATGCCGATGAAAATCCACCAATACGAAACAACTGATCTCCAGATACCCTTGCATCATCGATCAGGCCCATAAACCTACAAGCATACACACGCTGATTGTCGGTAGTAAATGCAATTTCAACTGCACCACCAACATTAGGTGCAGCATTGTAGATCTGATAAATTTCAGATCCATCAATAGGCTCAAGGACAAGCTCCCCTGTTGCAATAAGCTCACCAACAGGTTTACCAAAAGTGAGATGGGTAGTCTCATCAACGGCTGAAGCAAAAAGCAATTTAAGGTTAGCAAAGGTAGATTCGGTCATATTTACTGTAACTTCCATGACCAAACCTGCATCCAAAACCCTCAAAGGAGTTTCACCATACTGATCAGATTTCAATTCATAAGTGTTTTGAGTAATTGAAACCGAAACACCACCAAAAGTATGTCCTACGTGCGTTCCTGCAAAGAACACGTAGCAAGGGCCGATGGATATGTTATCCGAATCAAATACAAGCGGATATTGTGACATAATTTAATTCCTCCTATACAGTAGTTAAAGTTGAACACATTTTACATTTGAAATGAACTTTGTCCTGCTGATGATATTCACGATCTGTATAACCGACTATGAAATTACATTTTTCCCCTGGTTTTTTATCAAGAGGTCTGCCACATTTACTGCAATACCCCTCATGCACCTTTTCATAATCTAAATCATTGCAGAACTTGCAGGTTTTAATTTTTCCTTTACATACCACACGAACCATTCGGTAATTATACATATCCATAGAAACAACCCTTCTTATCTTTTAAAAAAATTACTAAAACTAAAGGAGATAACTTTAACAAAAATAGGATTTCCGGCATCACCTTCTGTCGGAGCATCCACAACAGAATTGATCTCAATCTTACCAATAATCCATGATGTAGTATAATCTTTGTACGTTTCATCAAATAATTCAATTAGCCTTTCGGCAACTTGACCAAGTACTAATTGATTAATTGATAGTGTACGTAGATAATAGCCCATATCTGGATACTGATTAGGGTAAGACCAATTTCCTCCCTTACCCCTAAGAGACTTACGATAAACAATTGCACAGGGATAGGGAGGTTCATATACTATATCAAACGTAGGATACCATGCATAAATTCTTTTATCATTTCCAGTAATTCCCATTAATGAAATTAAGGATGCATCATTGATAACTTTTTGTACAAGGTATTCATCAGTTTCAATCATTGTACGCTACTCCATCTAAAGTGTATTTCAATTGCCCTTCTAACTGTAGGTCTTTTTGTTGCCTGTATAACTTGTTGTTTAAATTGTTCTCTGAATCTTTTTTTCATTTTAGGTTTCATTTGACGAACTGTTTCCCTAAAATATGGACGATAATTAGATCCTCCTGCACCTGCATAATTAGGATCATCTAATATTGCTCCATAGTCTGCTGCTGATCTTGGTTTAATCTGATCACCAACAAACAATTTTCCCCATTTATACCAAAGATGATATGGAGTTAAATTATCTTTTATTCCTAATACTACTCCTCTATTAGTCACCATATAATCAATTGATCTAAGCAAATTTCCACTTGGAGGAATATCAGGATCACCACCAACATCAGGAGAATATGGTGGGCTTCCTATTGCCGATGGAGTGTACTCTCCTATCTTTGTATATTTTTGACCTTCAGGAGCAGACTTATCAACAAAATAAACTTCATAAGTCCAATCACTACTGGATCTGGAAGTTGCAAGGACATGCTTTATTTCCTCACTGATATACCATCCAATCCAATCAAGCATTTCATTAACAAAAGGATCTATTTTTTGTAATATGGGAATTAAAATATCTTCAGTTATATGTTTGCCTAATTTGCTGCCTTTCACAACTCTACGCAAATCAAGTATTTCTCTATTTACCATTGATTTAATAGTTGTTTCAGGCATAATTAAGTCTCAGACAATCCCATATAAACTTCTTTGTGATGCATTTTTGTACTGTTATATAAACGAGCAACAGGTTTTACAAAAAGTTCTAAACCCTGCCAAACAACTTTATCATCTTTTTGAATATCTTCATTTTTCAAAAAGAATCCGAGATAATCATTTTCTGCTGTAATACCTGAAGTCTGTATTCGTAATCCAGCAGAACTTTCAAAAAGGTTTTGAAGTCTGCATTTAACATTTTCTTTTAAAATGGTATATGTTTTAGGAGTAGTGTAACCATGAATGGTAGAAGTATTTGAAGATACCCTATAAATATCACATCTATGTGCTAATAAGGCTTTAAAACTCATGCGAAAGCTACCTTTCGATATTTCATTAAGTTCTCAAATATCTGAGGAGAATAACCCCTCAATTCTTTTTGAAAAAATGGAGACATTAATTTATAGGTATAGTTACCCATTCGTTCTGACTCCATCATAGAATTATCTGGAGCATTTACATAATTTTTAATTGCCATGTAACAAAGATACTTGAGATCTGACATTTCAGGATGGTCATCATTATAACCACCTATCCAAATGATTTTTAAATTTTGTAAATAAGGAAAATCAAAACCTTGACTGTAAATAATTCTACCTGCTGATTTATATAGGATATAACCATCAGAAGCATCGTAATCATCTGATTCTGCTGCTGAGATCTCAGTACCACTTATTTCAAGTTTGGTTATGGAAGTTACAGGATAAGTTGGAAAATAAAAAGAACCAAGTTTAGGTGCATCAAAAACAGAATACTGTAAAAGAGAAGCATCGTAATTATCTTCATCTTCTGTATCATGTGTAAACGTTCTTTCTACTAATAAACGATTACAGAATTTTTCAAATTGAGTAGATACTGCATTAATAATATCTTCAATCATGTTTTTTATCTGTTCATCCTCAAGCATATTCTCATCGTCAGACATTTGAAAATAATATGTAGTATCTATTAATGCATTTTTATTTAAGGCCATGATCTACCTCTTATTTTGAAATGTGTGGAAACAATTTATCTTCAGGGCCAGGATACCTAATATCTTCATCCTGTCCTAAATCTTCAAACGATTTTTCTTCAGGTGGGCGAAAGACCATCTTATTAGATGGAGGAAAATGCATTGACTTTCCAGAAGAAGAAGAACCACCTGCGTTTCTTGCTTTACCTTCTCTAATAAAACGCTCTCCAACAGATTCATCTAAAGTAATTTCAATTCCTCCAAAACTCCTTATCAAATTACGGTCTATTAATTTGTATTTTTTTCTCATGATAACTCCTTTAAGGAAAAAGAGGGTAGATACCGGAATATCTACCCTCTGCATTTAACTATTCCAGTTTACTACAATTTAAAAACCAGAATTAGGAAGCTGCTACTTTGGGCTTACGCAATGTTCCATAGGTAAGACCAGCAACCGTACCTACCTGAGTAACAGGTCTGCGCTGATTCTCATAAGTCATAAACAGGCAAGCCCAAACAACATTAGCAGTTCCAACGGTGGCATTGACCCTGATATAACGCTTGGGATCATATACCTCAATGAGATAAAGTCCAGCTTCATCGATCTGATCCACCGTAATAAAATCGGTATCCCATGTGTCCTTATCGGGAGAATCCTGAATGATCAGATCCAAAGTTCCGGTAGTATTAACATCTCCAACATCAGCAAGAATCAAAAGACTGTTGGGCAACTGATGGGCTGTCCAAAGATCAACACCATCATCGTCAGGTGCATTAGCAGCAGCACCAAAGGCATCGGTAACGGCTTGCTGAAAGTACCCGAATTTATAATTGTTAAGCATATCAAACATGATTTTATCCTCCATAATGTTATTAAAAAATTAATTTTTAGTTAAGGACTCCTCCCTATGCTTAATTAGGAAGTAGCAGCATCCAACTCAACAAACGCTTGAGGAATTGCTGCCTGACCATCAAGGCGACCAGAACATCTCAGAGCCGTTCTATTGTTACGGAATTTGTAATGACGTGAAGAATCCATAGCAAAATCCTGACGGAAACCAACGTAGTACCACGTCCATGAGCCAAGAATCAAATCTCCGGTGGAGCCAAGAGCAGGAATCTTACCATCTGCCAAGTATGCAGGTTTGCCAAGGATCGTCATGTCATAACCCTTTGTATGATCTCCATACATTTCCTGCAAAACAAGCTCTTTAGAAGAAGAAGTTACGGTCTGTCCACGAAGGGAAGCACGTCCTTGTTTGGTAATGAACCAAACGGCATTAACATCAAAAACCGCTGGCATACGAGACTCCATATTCAAAACGTCCTGAAATTCAATGGTGTCTGCGGTCTGACGAAAGACTGAAAGAGTTGAAGGATCATTGATGATACCCAGGGGTTGTTTTCCACCTGTTCCCTGGATAAAGGATTTGTCGGTATACCAATACCATGCTGACCGGAAAAGACGAGTCAAATAATTAATCAGATTAATTACCGAGTCATCCAATAAGGTATTGGTGATTTCCGTATAACCTGCAAGCTCATGGACAATCATCTCGACCATGCCGAATGTCGGTTCGGTCTCAGGTTTCTCTCCACCTTCCTCTACCCATCCAAAAGTAACTCCTGCGAAGTTATCAAAATCCCCATCCTGTACATCAGGGTTTTGGTTGAGTTTCGGAAACTGAATTTTCTCTCCAGCAATGGGCCAGAT